ACCCTTGCTGATTCTGTCACTGCTAACCGTCTGGCATAGCCATAGGAAACATCAAACTCTTTTTTTAGACTGTTAATCAGAACGTTTGTGCCTTTACCTCTCAAAACAGTATCGGCAACACCTTTTTTAACAATGTTTCTTAATTCATTCTGTCTTTCCCAAACCCTAGACGACCACGTTGCGTCTTCGAAATTGGCATACACGATAGAGTCAGCAGATATTTTTGAAGATTCAAAACTTCCGAGTGTCATATTCAAAACACCAGCACTAAACAGATTTTCACGTCTGATTGATTCAATCAAGTGCTTATCAATGATTTCAAACTCACTCAAAGCTAAATCATACTGATGCAGCTTAATATTCGCTTGAAGCACTTCAAGACGACTTGTTTTCATCTTCAAGTTATACAATCTCATCAAGTCATTTTCTGCTCTCGTGAAATCCTTGCTTGTTACTTTCTGACCACGTTGCCTCAAGCGATTAGCACGCTCGACTAACTGCCTAGCTTTAAACTCGACATTTACCATATCAAGCTTATCTGCTCGTTGCTTAGCTTCTAACTTCGTGATTCCTTCTTTATCAGCATAACTTTGCCAAAAGCTATCAATTTCTTTTTGAATATTGTTAGCGTGTTGTTGATAGACACCTTGCAATTGAAAAGCTACTCGCTTATCCGCTAGTTCCCTAGCCTTTTCTTCCGCACGGTATCTATCTTCCCAATACTCGTTATTCAACATCAGCTACAACCTTCTTGCTTTCATCTATTTCAGCGTCCGAGTAGATTTTTTGTTTTTCCAAACGAGTCTCAAGGTCGCCCATAACTTCCTCTTCACGCTCCATTCTTTGGATTTCTTTTTGCGGGTCATCAACGATAGATAAAACAGATAACTTAGTTTCCTCTGACACTTGACCAGATAACTGTCCGACAATCTGCGCTTCTTCCAGAAGATTTCTTGGTACATTTCTAGTAAACGTGTAGGATAAGCCTGTCCATGCATCCTCATAAACAGTTGTCAAAGGCACACTGAACACAATTTGATACAAGCGATTGAATGCAGATTGTAACTTTCTGTCTTTCATTCGAGCAAGGTTGTCCATCGCTTGTAATTTGAAAGCTAGAGCCGTTCCAGATGAGTTGCCAAACTCAGACTCAGACATATTGGCTACCATTGAGATAGCAAAGATTGACTCTTTTAATAAACTAATCAAGTTTTCTTGCGTTGTATCTGAGCTAGGCTTTTCAAGGAAAGCGACCTCAGGCAAAGGACCGTCTCCGTTTTTCCAAAGGTTGAAAATTCTGTTCTCTCTAATCTGGCTTGCGTCTTCTTCTTGTAATTCGACTCCTAGCACTTTCATATAAGCGTCCGCAAAATAGTCCACATCGTTCGCTTTTTCGCTTGCTGCTTTATTTAAAGCGTTAATCAATGTCTTCACGCTTTCGAAAATACATTGTCGCTCTTCGTTCTCAATCAATTCAACTACTGGGATTGAGTTGTAAATATGTTGAGTGCGTTCGCCAAATCTGACTGTTCCGCCAGTCGTGAATGTAGCGTCAATAATTTCATCGTTTGTAATAACTTGTCCGATACCTTCTTGATTATTCTCGTTAAACGTGTATCTAACCGCAAATAATGGTCGTTCCTCAATGCTGTTATCATGAACGATAAACATATTGATTGGACTGTTATATGTCGCTCTAGTTTGTTTATATTCGTCTTGATAAACATAGATAAACGCATGCCCAAACACGCTAGACATTTTCGCAAGCTCGAACTCTGAGTCTTCCATGTCGTTGATTTTACGAAAATCTGCGACAAAATCGTTTACTGTTTCATCGTCATGTTTAATCTTAACTGGTACACCAATTTGATAGCCTGTGAATGTATCCACGATATACTTAGCGTAATTAAACACCAAGCGGTTATCAGGTTTCCAGCTATCTTTCTTAGGCATTTTCAAAACTTCATGTTGAGAGAGATACATATCCTCGCTTTCGATATAATTCTTAACTAGCTTACTCAAGTGCAATCGTATCGCTTCGGTTACGACTTCTTCTGTAACTTTATCGCTTGTTGTCGTTATGACTTTTCGTTTGTTAACAAAAACTTTTGCCAATTTTTAAAAACCTCCTTTAAATAGTTTGATGTTTGATTTATATATTCTGTCTTGCAAAGCGTATCTAATCGCATCGATGCAGTGGTTATAGCTATCTACTGGCTCATTGATGTACTCATTTGTCTTTCTGTCTTTCTTCCAAGTGTAATTTTCAAGTTCTTCAATCAGCTTCACGCATCTTTCATCAACAATCCAATCGTACTGTAAGAGATACTGAATACCTTGTATGACTGACCCAGGACCTTTCTGCACATCAACAACCCTAGGAATACCAAGATTTCGCAATTCTTGATTAGATTTCTTTTCAGCGCTATCTGCTCGTATCTGCTCTTTAGCATATCCAAGCGCCTTGATCGCTTCTGCTATCTTGTCATTCGTCAATCCTTTTTTTACAAACTCCTCAACAGCGTATAAGCGCTTGTTAGCATCGTCTATCCTTACATGAAGCAAGGCTGATGGGTCATTGATAAAACCGTAGTCAAGACCAAAAAAAGCTGGCAAGTGCGCCAACTCGTCTTTATTAAGCAATCGTTTTTCATACTTAGGGAATACCAATTTATCAAGTGTCGCAAACTCACCCAAAGCGTAAATTTTGTAGTACGCTTCGTTTCTGTTGGCTAGTTCCTCGATATTCTCTTTAGTTAAGTCGTCCAAGAAACGATTATCTTTATACGTCGTTTGATAAACCACTGTATTCTTAGGATCTCTCACAAAAAAAGCATTATATACCCAGTTTGCTTTGGATACCGGGTTAAACATCAAATAGATTTGTTTCTGTTTATGCACTTTATCCCTTAAACGCAACGTTAGCTGTGTGTAATCATCAAGCGTAAACTCAGACGCTTCTTCCATGACCACGTCGGAAATACCTTTGATGGACTTAATTTTTTCTGGGTTATCCATCCCTTTGAAAATCAACTCGGCACCGTTCGGTAATTCAATACGAAAGGCACTCATGTTAACCTTGCACAAATTAAGTATCCCAAAATAAGATAATGTCGCTTGAACATCCGCAAACACTGAGTCACGTACCGTAGAAGCAACCTTACGCAGCACTAATATTTTTCGTGGTTTGTTCCATGACTTTAGCGCTTTAAGAATTATCTTTTGAAACACTCCATGACTTTTGCCAGACGAAGCCCCTCCGTAATGCACCTCTGTGAAGGTGTCGTAGTCAAATAGATGTTCATAGATATGCTTATTAAAAACACGATTAGGACGATCGATGATGATGTTGATTTTCGGATTAGTCTTCGTCGTCATCCCAATCCCCTACTTTGATGTCGATATTCTTTTGAGTGATTTCTTGCCTATCCACGAACAAACCGTAACGCTTGCCAAGGTCAACCGCTGCACTCTTTCTCGTGGACACATTCGGTTTAGCATCCATAACTTTTTGATAGCCGTCACTGCCAAGAACCAATAAAGGCTCTGTGATTTCACCACGCATGACTGCCGTTAAAAACTCAAGCACTTCTTGCTGGTCTGCGACACGTTCGGACTTTAACTTTTCTAGTTGTTCATCTATATATGCTTTTATGTTAGCTTTTGCAAGCAATCGACTTCCATTCGCTCTTGCGACATCATCGTTCTTAATATTCGGATAAGCCTTTTTATAAGCCTGAGTAGCATTCAAGCTGATGATGTACTCATCGGCAAATTTCTGTTGTTTTTCGGTCATCCCATTTTTCATCACCTCTTCCCATTGCATACAAAAACCCCTCAAGCTGGAGGGCTTGAGAGGAAAAAAATAAAGGATTCTAAACCACGAGAAAAGAATATCTCTTTCCACATCTTTTCACATCATAACTATATCATAGATTCATTAGTACTACTTTGTACAGAGTCATCTTTTTTAGTACATCTTTCGATTTTTTTAACTGCTTCATCATGAAGAATGAATAGTGTAGTTTTAGAGATTTTCAATTCTTCAGCAATTTCATCCCAATTCTTAGAAGAGATGTATTTCATCCAAATGATGGTTCGTTCTTTAGAATCATCCAGTTGTTCAATTGCTTTAATCAGTTGATATTTCAAATCAATCAAGTTATCAACCCTTTTGTCGATGTAATCACTCAAACTAATCAATTTGACGTAAGCATCGTCTTTAAGGCCTACTTTCGACTCTTGCACATTCACTTCTTTTAGAGAAGGAGATTTTAAGAAAGAATTATTCAATCGATCTAACTCTTCTATTTTTGTTTTTATTTCCAAATCGATTAACCGAATTTGCTTCAATTGATGTTTAATTCCCATTTTTCACATCCTCTCTAATCCGTTTCACTAAGGTTGCCCCGAATTCTTCTGTATTCGATAAATAATCAAAATATTGACTTAAAAAGAACCGTTCACAATCCGTTTTTACATTCCACGCTGCTCGATGGTACTTGTTTCTAAAATGCTTCTCTTTTAGATTCCAATCAGATTTTACAACCCCCTTGGAAAGTAAGTATCTTAAAGCTGTTTTGTAGTCATCAACGGCTCTTTCAATGATTCCAGCACATATTCCGTAATAACCTCTATTGTCCATTATTCACCTCACAATAGAGCTTCTAATTTATCAATTTGAAATCCTGCCCACGCTTTTGACTTATCGCTTAGTTCATCATCTAGAGTAACGACTGGAAGAGTTTGCCATCCATAATGTCTCAGCAACTCCAACGCTCCTGGATTGGCTTCAATGTCCACGGCTTCGAACGGAATCTTGTTCTGAGTCAGCCACATCTTAGTCATCTCACATTGCATACATCTTGGTTTAGAATAAACTATTGACATCAAAGTCCTCCTTATCAGTAGATATCCCAATCACACTATTAAGGCTAAAACACGCCCTTTTCTTCTTGCCATCAGACGCACTTATATACTTGAATTCAACCATGCTCGTTATATAAGAATCTTGTTTAATATTAGTTACGTTCTCAAATCTTAATGTTTTTCCATTTTCTAAATATAAAGTTAATTCCATTGTTTTATCTCCTTCAACTCAAAAATCTGCTGTAATACTGAATCTCTACTTTCTTCATTCAATCCACCTATCACATCGTTTGTAATTGGTGTGCTGTAATCAATGTCCCAATTACCATTTTCATCAAACCTTAAAACTGCAATTTCAATTCCAA